TAGTAGGATATACAGACGAGAAAAACTGCTCCGAGATGTGGTTTGGAATGAATGCAAATTCGTCCAAGAAGATGATGTTAAAAGAGTTACCTCGGACAGATGCAGATGACGTAGATGCAGCAATAATTTTACTGCCATTCTCTAATTCCATAGAGCCTCTATTCCAAGCAACGATGCCCATCTGCATCCACTTAGGAATATTCTCATATGCAAGTTGAAGTCTCGATAGCAATTCTCTAGCAGTCTCTGCTTTGTTAGCAAGAATTGCTATCTTTACGTTGTCATTAAACAAAGCATAATGCAACAGATAAGATACCACTGTAGTTGACTTACCTGTCTGTCTAGGAAGCTTCGCTATATTAAATCTTTCTTTGTGAAAATTTTCAATTAATTCCTCTTGAAAGTCCCACATCTTAAATGGGACTAAACCTTCATCAAGAGAAACAATTTTGATATAATTTCTAGTAAAATATACTGGGTCTTCCTTGCACTTAATAAATTCCGCAACCTGCTTCTTTGTGAAGTTAATTGCAGTATTACTTTTTTTTAGATTGGGATTACCAAGATATACGGCATCTGCCATGTGACATTATAATTCTTACCAAAACTATTTAGAGGTCTTCAAATTGATCGCGCAAGTCTTCCATTGATTTTTTCTTTGAAGCATAGACACCATCAATGTATCCAGAACGGTACTCCCATGTCTGTCCACCATCCTTTCCTTTTGATGGGTTGATACATTCTTCGTTACCTAGTTTATTACAAACAAGACCAGCAAGGTCTAATTCACTCTTATCATATGATGCAGCAGTGCCTCTAAACACATGCTTCCCATTAATCCAAGTAGCGCCACATTTAGGGCATTCCTTCCTGCTTAAGGTCAGGTTGGACAGCTCTTTATCGTCCATATAGTTTGGTCCATAAAATTTTATGTAATACTATATAGGATTGAAAAATTACATTGAGCTACTATATGTAACCAAACTCACACTTACTTTATAAATATTCTCTTAGCAATTCCAAGCACGCAATGATTTTGATAGACGATCATCACCTGTATTGTTTGATTTCTTCTGTCTCTTCCTCATGCCTTTCATTCTAGCGCAGAAGGATGCCCGCCTGGGATTTCCAACCTTTTTGCTTGGTGCTTTAAGGTCAGATCCTGGATTTTCCTTTTCATAAGATCTGCGTCCTTTTGCGTTAAGTCCTCCTGACTTGCTTTTTCCTGCCTTTTTTGTCCAGGCTGCTCCTTCATTTACTTCGTTGCTGGGAACATCCAAGGACTCACTTACACCACTGTCCATATAATCAGCTACAGTATCAAGGTAATCTGTGGCACGGGTAATTTTAGATTGAACCCATGCGTCAAGGTCACCTTCGCCTTGAACGTGCTTATTTATTCTTTCAATTGCAGTCATAGATACAGACAATTCTCTACGAACCATGCTATATTCTGAATACTCGTTTAATTGAGTGCGGAATTCCTTGAAAGATTTCATTGATATTAACCAGTAACAGCGACAGGTGAAGCATAAACATATCCAGCTCCAGTAGACATACCTTCAGCAAGTCTCAACTCGATAGTTTCACCAGGAGCTTCCTCTATATAAGTTGGAGTGTTAGGATCGTCAAGAATAGTTTGACCAGAGTGCTTACTAATGTATAGAGTTTCTAAAGGTTTAACAATGACATCATGAAAATTGCCAACCTCTTTATCGATGTGGTATTCATGGGTAAATGTTTCACCAGTAGCAGGATCGATACTGCCAACTCTTACTACTCTTGCACAAATAGGAACATCAGATTGATTGTCAATTTTAACTACACTTGCTCTAAAGATTTCCAAAGACCTTAATTTCTGTGCTCCTGAAGTAGCACTACCATATGCGGCAGTGATTGTAGAAGCTTCAATCGCTGTGATTTTACCAGTTGGTTTTACAATTTGCATTTTTTTCCTGTTGTTGAATTTATTCTTCTACTTTCCCACGCTTAAGCATTTTCTGCAAGTCTGCAGTGCTACCTAAAAATATAGCATTGTTAGTGACAGAAGAAGGACCTTTTTTCTCTTCATCCTTATTTAGGTTTTTCATTTTCTGTTGCAAGTCAATTAATTTATCAGACATATCTGCAACTTGCTTCATAGCATTGACTGCAACCTCAAATGCTCTAGGATGTCCAGACTCCTGAGCGACCTCTAGAGCGCCCTGTACTGCCTCCTGACCCTGCTCAATGAGTCTATATAACTCTCCTCTGCTATATTGGTAATCTTTAGTAGCATCAACGTTTTCTTCTTCCTTGATAATTTCTGTTGGTTTAGTCTCCTCAGAAACTTCTATATCAAAAATTTCTTCCATGTTATTTTCAAACTTTGTCATAGGAATTCAATCCCTTCATTGAATCCAAAGTCATCGTCTGGATTGAGTAACAGTGCATCAGCAGCATCGACAACACTATCTGCATTAAGGTCTGTCTTTGCTTCTGGTTGAGTGGTATATCGCATAGTCCTTTTATGTTGGTCTAAGTTACCAACAGAAGCCTCAACAATACTCTTGCGAATAAGATCTGCATTGACAAGAGGACCATAAAGATATGTCTTAGCAGTAAATCCCATAGTGTAAGTAATACTTCTTCTGGTCATAAAATCATCTTCATAATCATCTTCATAATCAATAGAGTTTAGGACATATGCAATATCTCTTTTTTCCTCCATTTCAGGAATCATGTTTATTGTTACTGTAAATGCTGGTTGGAAAAATGGAAGAATCTGCTCGATAATCTGAAGAGCATCATCTTGTGACTTTGCAATAATACCTAATTCAAATCCAATATTATATGGCACAGGCATGTATTGCTTTTTAGCAGTAGCAGCAGACCCATCTTCCTTCAGGTAATACTGAATAGGACTCGTTTTTCTAGAAGGGTCATAATCCATATTGGTCATCTCTAATGAGATTCTAGGAAGCGTAATAGCAACCTTACGACCTACCTCAGGATTCTGCTCAAGACGAGCAAGAAACTTATTCTTTGGTCCATAAGCAACTGCTACTTTTTGACGCTCGATTTCAACACCCGTTTCTGGGTCTCGTTTAATGACCTGAATGTTGTTAAACAGCGTGCCAAAAGCAACTACAGTTTTCTTAATACATGAGTGGTAAAAATGATTCCCTAACATCAGAAGCTATCCGTTTTGTTTCCATACTCACCGAATGGGTTTCCTTCGGTCCAATCAATAATATTGTCTCCAAAATCTTCAAGGTATTGATTCTGAGAGAAGTCATTATTTTCAAGATCGATATCAATAGTAGAGAAAGATTCTACTTCCCATGTAGCAGCAGTGGTTTGACCAATGATGTTAACATCTTCTACTAAATCTCCATTTATATAGGTTAGTTTTAACTCTCTTGTAGTAGGGTCCCAAGCAGCAACGGTTGCTTCTACTACTACGTTATTGCCAGCAGTATCAACATACAACTGTCTTACCTTTTCCATAACATCAAAATTGCCAGTGCCACCGTCTTTGAAGTATACGGGAAATTCATATGCATTTTGACTTTCCTTGCCAATACTATCAAGGTTGATATTACCAGTCTCAAAGATAGCATTGCCTGCCTCATAGATTTCAGCAGTCATAGTAAAGTAATAAATTTTTCCTAACTGATAGAAAGGAGATTCTCTTTCAACAAATTTAATTTCATAAAAATCATTTGTTAAAGGATAATAAAGTAAGTCTCCTTCGTTTGGTCTTGCAGGAATAGTAAGAGTCAATGACCTTGCCATAACATCTTCCCATCTTCTCTGCGATACAACAAAAGTAATTTCGTCAGTAACACGAAGACCAAACTTAGAAATAAATTCTGATTGAGCACCAAAACCTTCTACGTTTACAAGATACATCTCTACGAGATATGCCTCTTTAAACTTAGACATTACAACATCCTGCAGTGCTCTATCAATTAGCATCTGTCTAGGAATATAAAAAACTTCAGCACCAAATAACTTTAGTTGCTCATCAACTAAATCTTGGACAAGTCTTTGCTCAGGGGTGATTCCACCATGCTGAGGAAAATATACACTCTTAGCCATATCAACCGATTGCGTCTAGTGGTGGTAATTCGTAATCCGAAATCATTTTTGATTCGATTTCATCCAACTCTTTTTGCCCATCTGAGAATAACTTCTCTCCATTAAGTGTTACAGCACCAGGAAGTTGGATGCCATTAAACTTGATTAAATTCTGACCCCACTGTCTCTTGATAAGTGAAGTTAGATATCTTTTCAAGAAAAAATCATTAAAGATTGCTGTATGGTCTGTAGGATTTAATGCCCGATAGCACTCAACAATAATGTATCTATCCTCATTCATATTCTTTGCTTCATAATCAATGTAGAGTCTATTCTGCCTCTTAGTATATCTAAGTTGAATAAAC